CCTGATTGGTGCAAACCTGATCGATGCTGTCGGAGTTAAAAATAAAGAGGAGGATGAAAAGATGACCGCAGACTGCCGTTGCGTGACCACACCAATGCGTGATGAAATCTCGGCAAAGGAGAAACTTGTAACGGATCATTATCATACGAACCGTTCTGGCTGGGTCACTATCACAGGCTGTGACTTGGATAAGAAGACTAATAAATTTAGTTCCGTCAATATCCGATTCAAAAACCGTGTCGGATTGAATTCTGATTCTTTTAGGCGTATTCTGGAAGTCGTGAACGAAATTCAGAAAGACGAAGACAAACGGTCTGTGTGCAAGGGTGAAAGTGTTATACGAAAGCTGGACGAAAAGATATTGTCCTGGCAAACCATGATTGCTGCCGAGAATCGTGACATTGCTCTAAGTAGACGGAACGTGGAGAATATGGAAGCGATCGTTGCTTCGTTAATCGAAGAGAGAACGAGCTTTGTGATGAGGGCTGGTGAAGGAGACTGAGATGGCGCATGGAGAGAATGCAAACAAAAACTGGGGAAAGGAATACTGGTCTACTCGTTTGCGATTTGCATCAGGGTGGGGTGGAGTCTTCAAGAAGCTAACCCGCTCGAAGGATAGAATGCGAGACAAGAAGATTGTTCTGAGTGAAGTGAGAGAAGCAATTACAAACAAGGTTGATTGATGGAACTCACAAGAGAATCTTGTTTTGATCTGGAATCCTATCCAGATTACTTTTGTTGTGTCATAGACGGTAGAACCTTTCACTTGGAAGATGCGGATAGACTTCAGAACGCCATGAGTCGGCTGGATACATTATACACTAGCTACAACGGCATAGGATATGACATTAACATCCTAGGCTATATCTTCTGGCACAAACAAACGTACAAGGAACTCCCAAGCCCTGGTGAAATCCACGAAGTCTCAAATTTTATCGTAGAAGACAGGGAACCTGTCTCAGAACGCCCCGCATTGTTCGTCAGAGAGCACTTAAACACTTTCACATACATTCACAAGGGCGAACCTAGAAAGAGTCACAAACTCAACTCTAGTGCGCACTGGAACCCAAACATTTCCGTGTGCGATCTGTACCTGGTTGGAAATCGTCAAGGCGGCCTAAAGAAAGCCGCCATTGTGCTCGATCTTGAAGATTTGAGTGAATGCCCTGTTCCATTCGACCAGTTAGAGACCAGCCGAGAAGAACGTAAACTCATTGACCTGTATTGTGCTCACGATGTTAAGGTCACAAGGGCTGCTTTGGAATACTATAAAGATCCAAAGCGGAGGGATGACATCGGGATTCGCTATCTGTATGGCGCAAAAATGGGGATCACCGATGCGTTCGCGCTAGGAGCGGCAGGACTATCCGAACGATTCTTTGTGTGGAAGATGAAGCAAGAGTTTGGGCAAGAGGCTGGAAAGCTGTTAGAAGATCAGAAGAAGTGGCGAGAGGAAGAGGTTCCTCAAATCCGTGCAAGGGGTGTCATTCGTTGCGGAGAACTGGATATTAAGGATTCGGGCTTTTCTAGTATTCAATCTACGATTAGAACATCCAAGATTGACTTTGAATTTAAGTCAAACGATGGAGAACCAGGTGAGAACACAAAGAAAAACGAGTCCACTAAGATTATTTGCGGGAAGAAACGGCTCACTCGGGATGATCTATGCTTCAATGACGACCACGGACACACTTATCAGTTTGGGGTAGGTGGTCTGCATGATGTTCCATTGGAAGGAGTTTGGGAAGAAGATGAAACGCACATCCTGGTTCTGGTTGATGTGAAGTCCTATTACCCCTCTTTGGTGCGATCCTGGGGTATTTGCCCTCGGTTCATCCCGAACTACGACAAGTCTGTAAATGAGTGCCTAGAGGTGCGTTTGCTGGCTAAGAAGAACCCGGCACTAAAAGGCGAAGCAGAATCATTAAAGCTATTCATGAATTCCTCGACAGGGAAGCTGGGAGAGCGTCACAATCCGCTCTTTGATCCAAAGGCTTATTATAGCATCACTTTTACAGGTCAAATGGGTCTGTTCTATCTGATCGACAAGATCTATGCAAATTGTGGATCTGCCGAAGTGGTGAACGCGAATACCGATGGTATTTGTGTTAAGATTTTGCGGTCAGAGGAGGACAAATTCAAGGAAGCCTGTCTTGAGTGGGAGAAGATTCTAAAAGTAAACCTGGAATTCGAGCACTACAAACGCTGGGTACAGAAGTCTTGTAACCTCTACTGTGCGCTGAGAGATGATGGTAAGGTAAAGGCCAAGGGCGTCACATTCTTGTTAGATGCCTCTGATCTCGGGAAGGGCTATCCGATGGCTAGAGCTGTGAAGCATATGGTGGTGAAGAATATGCTTTTTGGCGAGGATATGGTGAAGATCGCTCGGAGCCTGGAGCCGAAGCTCTATTTGGTGAGTAAGAGTTGTGGGTCAAAGACCAGATTTGTCTACGACGGAGAAGAGCTGGTTGGTAGAACAAGCATTCGCTATGTGTTCGGTGGAAGACATGGGCATACGCTCCAGAGCAAGAATGTGGCTTCTGGGAAGAATAGTTCTGTCCAAGATGGGGCAAACGTGATATTGATCGACAAATTGGAGGATCTGGACATCAACAAGATCCAGATTGAACGTTATGTGTTAATGGCTAAAGAGATTGTTGATTCGATAAAAAAGAGCAATTTGGAGAAAGAAAAGATTAACAACGGATTCTTTAGTCCAGCCTGAACTATATAATTCTTATCCCAGAGGCATTTATTATCTCTGGGTTTTGTATATTGATGGAAAGGAGATACGAATATGGATTTGGAAGAATACAAGAAAGTGGTAGCGAAGGTTGTAGCCCCTAACTTTGAAGGTGGGGTTGAGAAACTACGTGAGATCCTGGTGAAACACTGGATGTGGCGGAATGACGTGGAAGGTGGGAAACGAGCAGACCTGTCTTATGCAGACCTGTTTGGTGCAGACCTGTCTGATACAAACCTGTCTTGTGCAAACCTGTCTTGGGCAGACCTACGTTATGCAAACCTGTCTTGGGCAAACCTGTCTCATGCAGACCTGTCTGATGCAAACCTTACTTGGGCAAACCTGTCTGGTGCAAACCTGTTTCTTGCAAACCTGTTTGATGCAAACCTGTCTCATGCTGACCTATCTCATGTAAGCCTGTCTTGTGCAAACCTGTCTTGTGCAAACCTGTCTGGTGCAATCGGAATTAAGCAAGCTGAACAAACCAAGAAGCTCGACGAGAGTGCAGACTCGCACGAGCAAACGATGCCGAATTTGAACGACAGAATCTTGGAGATCCGCAAAATCGGAATGCAAATCGTAGAGATAGCCAAGGCAATGAATGTTCTGTAAAAGAACGGTATTTGCGAGGAGAGTTTGTCTCCTATCAGATCACATTTGCTGACGTTGACTTTGGTGCAAAACGATATAGTCAACAAAGCTCTCTGCAATAAGTAGTCATCGAAACCACACTTTTTGTATATTGACATTATGGAAGACATCATAAAACTCAAAAAAGTAGTCTCTTATCCAGACGAAATCCCGTTTTTGGTAAAGGGCGATAGGAAATACCAAATTCCTACGTTTGTTCGCACAGAATTGTTCACTGACTGCGGGTTGATTATTACCGAAACTCAGCCGGGCTATCTCACAGATGGTCGCTCTGGAGGATTTTGGGTGGATTGGTTGCTCCCGAATGTTGGAAACAAGTATTATCGTCGGATGCACTTTTTCCATGACAACTTTTTTGGATTTGCTGCCGAATGCGAAGCTAATAGCATCATTCCGCCTGTATCTTTTGATACCGCGAACCATCTATTTGGGCAAGGCTTGTTACTGCCAAAAGCAAAGGGCGGGCCTAACTTGGCGGACTGGAAGGCAAAACTAGCGTGGCGTGGTGTGCATACCTGGATTGCCGAGAGTGGATACTACAAGGCAGATGGGTTCGATGTCAAGAATTTCGGAAAATGTAAAGTTTTCTGGGAACCGAAATAACGAGTCTGGTCGTAAGTGCCAAAGTGTAAATCCAGTTTCCTTCCTTTTTCTGGTAACTGAGGCACTTGCGACAACTTTTAAATTTGAGGATTGATTCAATGAAGATTACTACAAATCGCGAAATGCGGAGAAAGTTGGGCAATTCTGCAAAGTCTTTGCGTGATGTGCTAGAGAATGCTATTGAGAACCGAAAGCGATTCCGTATGGCTCCGAATTCTACCATGCTTCACATAGAGTCCAGAATGGGTCAGCCAGATCTATCCAGAGAAGATTTGGAGGTGATGTGGAACGCCTATCTTCTGGAAATTGAATTGGCTGTGGAACGGGAACAAATGAGCAACAGCGAACTCCGGTAAACCTATATGTGGATCAAGATTAACGATTGGTATGCGAATACAGATAAGTTCCACTCCATCACTAAGGACGGAGAGCAGTGGTATGGCAACGAGAACGAATGCCGCGTCGCATTAACATCCAAACAGGTTGAACTAATAGTCGGAAAGATGGAGAAGGCGTTGGATGTACCTGCTGAGGATATGCCCACAATTGAGCACTTCAGAGCCTTGTATGTGACTGGTGTATTTTCCATGCCTGTTGTAAAAGATGGAAAGTTCAACAAGACAACAATCCAAGCCATTCAGGAAGTGAATTCATTTAGAAAGAACCCTCTCGGTTGGATGAACGCACAGACGAAAGATCACAAGATTCCTGTTGATGGGTTAGAACTGCTCCTTCCTCAAGGGGATATGTCCTGGGATGATCTGGTGAAATATCTTGTCGATGTGATTCTACCAGTCACTTTAAAGTTGGAAGCATCGGGGACTTCTTATAGGACTGTTGCTGGAAAGGTAGGAAAATACAGTTTGCGGGAATTTTTCATTCGGGATCATGGAACTGTGGCGAGTTCTCCTTATCTCAAGATCTTGGCGCACACAAGCACTGAAGAGGACGAAGAATCAATGCGTTTGAATGGAATAAAGTCTCGTGTTCCTGAAGAATGCCGTCCCTGGATTGATATGTGGGTGAACAAGGGAAAAGCAGAAAACGGTCGAATTTGGCAGCCCAAGCACGCATTTTTTGTGTATAATAGTGCCTTGAAGTTGATAAATTGGTATGCAGTGAACAACGAAAGACTCAATGTGGTTGCAAAATCCCAAGCTGTCTGTACTATGTGGCCTACGATGTGTGGAACTCTTGAGCATTTCTTAAAGACTTTGTGGCAAGTGACAAACGATTCTTTCCGCTCGGTTGGCCCTGCGTTCATCCCGAATCCAGTGGACGAGTCTCGGTGGGCAAGAGTTGGTGAACTGCTGAAAACTGTGGATGTTTACATCTGAAGGTCTCGTTATGAGAGTGAAACTTTCTAGCTCAAAGAGAGAAAATCTTGTGACAGCCTGGAAGAACCGATGCGTATATTGTGGGGAATCTGTGAACGCGAGATTTGTGCAAGTAGATCATGCGATTCCTCTTGTCTTACAGAATCAGATTCTCCTATTGAGTAAGTTTGTTGACCTGCCTACCCTTAATCTAAACGATGATTGGAACCTATTCCCGACTTGCAAATCTTGCAACAACTGGAAGGGTGGCAACACTGTGTTGGGATTTCGCAATGAACTTGAACAGCAAGTGTCTAGATGCGAGAAGTATTCTAGAAATTATCGCATGGCTATTCGGTTCGGATTATTGAAAATAGAAAAAGAAAAGGTCGTTTTTCTTATGGACGAATGCGCAGATCGTCGAATTTTAGACTTTGATGTACAGATTGCCCAAGTGGCGGCAGTAAAGGAAGCAAATGAGTAATTTTCGTGGTAAGAAAGTGCCGAGCCGATATTCCGCAAAGGTGGAAGGAAGTAACCTTCTGCTTTCCTTTTTTGAGCCAAACCGTATAAAGTGGCAAGAGCTTTTGGGTTTCATTAAAGCGACTCGTGGAGCATTCTGGAATCCTGGTGAGAAAAAATGGAGAGTTCCTGATTCACAATTGACTCGGGATTTGCTACTAAGCGTTGGGTTTACAATCACAGCGAAGGTCGAGGATGCAAAGCGGGATTTTGTTCGTCCTGATCGCCCTGCTCCATGGTTGTCATATGAATTTGAACGTCCTGTTCCTCCATATCTTCGACCCTATCAGGTGGATGGTCTGAAGTTCTTGTGCTGGCGAGGCCAGGCTGGTGGGCTTTTGGCGGATGCCCCTGGTGTCGGAAAGACAGCACAGGCCATAGGGTTTATTGACTATTGGCGCGAGAATTGTGAGCCTTGGATGTTTATTTCCACAGCTACTACGAAAAAGCAAACATATCGTGCAATAAAGCGTTTCTATCCAGAATGCGATGTGGAGATCCTGAATGGAAAGGCTCCATATATGCCCAAAGCAAAGAACGTCATCCTGAATTGGGACATTCTAGCTGATTGGCTGGGTCACGTTGACAAGAATACCAAAAGATTTGTGCCAGATGGACTCCTGTCCTATTGCCCGTGGAAGACGATCATTGGAGACGAAATTCAGGCGATTGGAAATAATAGCTCACGAAGGACAAAGGCTTTCCGAAATGTGTGCAAAAAGAACAAGGTACGGCCCATAGGCATGAGTGGAACTCCGATTCGCACTAAGCCACGTCAATTTTTCCCGATACTCCACCTTGTTGAACCTGAAATATTCAAAGAAGAAATGCGCTTTCTTCTACGATATTGTGGGCCAAAACATGATGGTTTCTCCATGACCTACGATGGTGCGACACACATGGAAGAACTGCATAGGGTGATTCGCCCCATGATGATTCGTAGAACGAAGGAAGAGGTTCTGGTGGATCTTCCTCCGAAGACTGTAGAAGTAGTTCCTGTGCAAATTGAGGATGTACAATCCTACAAAAAGATGGAATTTGACGCATTCTCACAGAACGGCAGAAGCCGAGAAGAAATAAAACAGGCGGTTGCCGATCTTAGCAGAAGCGCATTTGCGGTGAAGCGCAAGAGCTGTGTGGAGTGGATCAAAGAGAAAATGGCAGAACTTGATGGTGGAAAGCTACTGGTGTTCGCCTGGCATACCTCCGTTGTGGATCTGCTGTCTGCTGATCTCAAGGAATACAATCCTGTGGTTATAAATGGAGCTGTGACTGGAGACAAGCGAGACGAAGCAGTTCGCACCTTTGTCAACGCGAGTGGATGCAAGATCTTAATAGGGAATATCATAGCGGCAGGAACAGGGTTGGATGGTTTGCAGGATTCTTGCCACACTTTATGCTTTGTTGAATTCGGGACATCCCCTTCTGACCACTTACAAGCCGAGGATCGAGTTTATAGATCTGGGCAGCAGTTCCCTGTTATGGCCTATTATCTTGTCGGTGAAGGCACTATTGATGAAGATCAGATGGAAGTAGTAGACGCGAGAAGAAAGGTCGTAGACACTCTCCTAGACGGCAAAGACTCCAATGCAGAAAGTTTCCTCCTTGCTTTGCTGAAAAAGAGAAGGATTCCGGTAGAAAACTAACGAATTTTGGTATATTGACACTATGAGAACATTTACAAAAGATTTCGACAACATCAAGCGTTATGATCTAAAATGGCAAGAACTGAATGACCTGGTTCTTAAATCCCAAGCAGGAGACATCCCGGCACGACAGAGAGTGATGTCTTCGCGAATTCCCTGGATTATGGGGAAGATGAAGAAACAGGCCTTGATTGACCGAGGGTTTAGCCGAGAAGACATTTGGGATTTCGGTTTAGAGGCAGTATGCCTCGCAATGGAAGACTTTGACCCCGTTATTGCCCCAAACTTCACATTCTGGAGCAACGAGAAATTCAAAGGGATTTTGAGCCGCGACATTAACCGAAATCGCATGAGAACGAGTCGCTTGCCAGAAGAATATGACATTGTTCACCACGACGAACGGCAGGTGATTCAGAAAGAAGAAATCGACGAACTGCTGGATAGTTGCGGTGGAGAAGCCGGGCGAAAGAAGATCGTGAAGTTATTTTATGGATTTGGATTAGGCGGACAACGTTTAACGAGTGGTGAATTAGCAGATGTGACGGGCTTATCGACCGCGACGATCTTCCACCACGTTAAAGAGGGCTTAAAACTCATGCGTCGGAAGAAGAACTTGCTGAATGGCTTGAAGTAACTCTAGGAACTATATGGCTATAAAGAAGACAGAAGTGGAAATGGACGGTGAGCGAAAGATCATAACCCATATGATCGTAAGCACCGAGTTCTTGGAAGGTCTTCGCGGCGTTGTGGATGCACATTTGTTTTCTGGTGGTTATACACGCTTGGTTGCTACCTGGATTCTGGAGTTCTTTAGAATTTCCGGGGTGGCTCCGGGCAAGGCGATCATGGATGTTTACCAACGGAACATTGGGGACATTTCAGATGACGACAAAGAAATGGTGTCCAAGTTTCTCACGTCAATCTCCGAAGACTGGAAGAAAGCAGAACCAAATAACGTAAAGTACGAACTCGAATGCGCAGTAAAGTACCTGAAACTCAGAAGCATCGAGCGATTGATCGAGACGTTGAGAGGTTCTGTAACAGACGGGAACCCTGCAAATGGTGAGAAAGCCATTGGGGACTTTCGCAGGGTGGAACGAATTAGTGGGTCAGGGATCAATATGTTCGCTCCAGACAACGCTCTCAGAATCTCAAAGATCCTGAATTTGAAGGAAAAAGAGATTTTTCGTTTTCATGGAGCCTTCGGAGAGGTGGTGGGGCCACTAAATGAGTGCGAGTTTGCAGCATTCCTGGCCCCACCAAAGAGAGGAAAGACTTGGGCTTTATTGCATACTGCCCAACGTGCGTATCTCTCAGACCTGAATGTTCTCTTTGTGTCTCTGGAGATGAAAGAGCAGGAAGTCACAGAGCGTTTATGGAGAATGATGGAAGGTCGCCCCAAGGATGAACGGGATTTGGTTTTACCAAGATTTGCTGACTTTGGGCCAGATCAATCCGATGGATGTAGAATTGAGTTTGTCACAGAGCGTAGAGTTGGGCTGGATTCTTCTGTTTTTGCCATTGAGAAGCGGCAAAAGTTTTACAATACCAGATTTAATGGTCAATTGAAAGTGGAGTGCTTTAATCCTTCCCAGTTTAGCCCGAAGGATCTACGGACGACGATAAAGAACTATCAACTGCACGAGAACTGGATTCCACAGGTGGTCTGTGTTGACTATGCGGACATTATGCGAAGCGATGGTGGGGAGAAGGACGAACGAGCAAGACTCAATAGCATTTGGCTTGGTCTGAACTCGTTACGACTTGAGATGAACTTGTGTATGTTTTCGGCTTCGCAATCTGGCAGAGATGGTGTTAAGGGAAAAGAAGTACAGGCAGGTGATATTAGTGAGGATATTCGCAAATTAGCCCATGTGACGCGACTGATAACTTTGAACCAGAGTGATGAAGAGAAGGCGAGAGGCATAATACGTGCAAATCAGAAAGTCTCCAGATCCACGGAAATCAATCACGCACAGGTTTGTATTTTGCAGAACTTGAACATCGGAAGGTTCTATTTGGATAGCCGATATTGCTCTTGTGTACAAAATCTTATGGATTTCAGAGGAAAGATCGAATAATTATCTCTGGGTTTTGTATATTGATGGAAAGGAGATATGAATATGAATTTGAAAGAATACAAGAAAGTGGTATCGAAGGTCACAGCACCAGACTTCGAAGGTGGGGTTGAGAAACTTCGTGAGATCTTGGTGAAGCATTGGATGTGGTTGTATGACGTGGAGGGTGGAGTATACGCAGACCTGTCTGGTGCAGACCTGCGTTATGCAAACCTGTCTGGTGCAAATCTGTCTCATGCAAATCTGTCTCATGCAAATCTGTCTCATGTAGACCTGTCTGGTGCAAACCTGGTTGATGCAAACCTGTCTTGGGTAGACCTGTCTTATGCAAACCTGTCTTACGCAAACCTAACTCATGCAAACCTGTTTGGTGCAAAGCTGACTAGTGCGGCAATGCCTGTGAAGGAGAAGTGAGATGGCGTTAAAAGTCGGGCAGATCGCATGGTTAAGCACAAAAAATGCACATTCAGAAACCGTACCGTTCCTGCAAAAGGTCATAGTCACAAAGATCGGAAGGAATTGGGCATACTACGTTCACGAGGGGTGCTCGTTAGAGAGTCGATTTAACATATTCACGTTGGATGTGGAATCCTCTTTCGGATCAAAAAAGCGTATTTATCTGAATCAAAATGAGTTTTGGGAAGGGTTGGTGCAAGAACGTGTGTGGAAGGCCCTGTATTCCAAGTTATCAAAATCCACAGGTTCGGAACTTTCAATTGAGGGAATAGAATCCGTAGCTACTATCCTCGAAGTTCCCGTTGCTGACGAAATTGAAGAAATTAAAAAGGAGATCGCGATATGTCAACGCAAGTCTATGCTGTAATTGAGTTTGGTGGATTGGATGAACGTATTAAGCGTGTCTATTTTTCAAAAGCTCGTGCGGAACGCTATGGTGCTCGTAAGGAAGCAATAGCTGATTATTGTAACGGTGTGTATTCGCAATATGACAATTATAAAGATCTTGTTTTTGCCAAGGGTGAACGTAAAGCTAAATTAATCCAAGGGATCGGCATGGGTGGTTATATATATTCTATTCGTGCGGTGAGGATGTTCGGATGAGTCTGTACCAAACGTTGCGACCCAAAGCTCTTGACGATATGATAGGCAACGAGGACGCGCTCTCCTCTGTTCTATCCATGTTCTCTCAGCCAAAGAACGCCTGGCCTCACGCCATTCTTATCTCAGGCCCAAGCGGTTCTGGGAAAGACACATTGGCTCAAATCCTGGCCCGTGAGTATATGCGTGGAACAGATTTGACGATCATCGAGAACAATGGTGGGTCTGCCCGTGGGATTGACGCATTCCGAGAAATTGGAGATCGCATTCGGCAAATGCCTTTTGGTGGAGATACTTGGATCGTTATTGTCGGGGAGGCCCACAAGCTAACCAAGGACGCAAAGTCCTCCCTGCTCGTTCCGACTGAGACGGCAAATGAAGATGTTTTCTACATTTTCACTACCACGGATAGCCAATCGTTCCTGAATGGAACAGATGGATCTCTTGGAACCAGACTGACTCATTACCAGATGAAGCCTGTAGGCGATGACGAACTTTTACGTTATCTTCGCAGGGTGTCGCGGCAGAATCGAGAAGCGGGGCTTCCAGCTTTGACCAGTGACGTATTGCAATATATCGTCAATGTGTCTGACGGATCGACCAGAAAGGCACTTGTGGAGCTGGAAAAGATCTTGCCTATGACAGACACCACTCAGATGAAACGAGTGATTACAGGTGGCGGAGCGGAGGATTGTGCGGAGATTGTGAACTTATGCAAGTGCTTCATGGATGGAGGGACTTGGGCGGATTGTGCTTTGGTGCTGAAGTCCATTCGCGGTGAGGAACCTGAGAAGATTCGTAAATCGGTTGTTTCATATTTCTCTGCGGTTATGCTGAACAACACAGGTGACGTGGCAAAGCAAGCGAGTTTGGTATGCTCTGCGTTTTCCAAGGACTCCTATTTGAACGGATTTAACTACATTGTCGCAGCCTCTTACGAATTGCTAGGAGATTAGAATGAAGACTATCGAAGTTTCCGATGAAGATTATGAGAACCTGATGGAGTTGTCAAAAGAGTTGCAAACCCAACCGCATCACGGGCAAGCCTTTCCTCGATTCTGGGAGCCGCATAGTGAATACCTTGTCTTAGACTATAACGACGAGGGGGAGGTTGAAAAGCTGATCTACCGTGGAGAGGAAATAGATTTGGAGGATGCGTTTGAGAGTGACGAAGAAGACCGATGCAAATTTCTGGAAGCGAACGGCTATGACCCAGATTTGACATTCACTAATCTAACAGAAGACCAAAGGGATGAATTTAAGGATTTCTTGATTCGCTTTTCCGATGTCGAGAGTCGAACATATAACTGGGAAGGGATGACTCTAAATAACCCGAGCCTATTCCTGAGTGATGTTCAGGAATTCGTCAAGTGTAACCCACATCATCTAGGCAGAAACCCTACAACGTTTTCGCGCTCTTTTTGGAGAATGCCGAAGATGGAAAATCTAGTTCGCATTATATGTGAGATGAATAAAGATTGCGGTGGAATGGAAGACGTTAAGGAAGATGCGTTCTTTATTTAGCAAAGTTTTGTATATTGATGGAAAGGAGATATAAATATGAATTTGGAAGGATACAAGAATGAAGTCGTAGCAAAGATCACAGCACCAAACTTTGAAGGTGGGGTTGAGAAACTTCGTGAGATCTTGGTGAAGCACTGGATGTGGTTCTATGACATGGAGGGTGGAGTATACGCAGACCTGTCTCATGCAAATCTGTCTCATGCAGACCTGTCTGGTGCAAACCTGCGTTATGCAAACCTGTCTGGTGCAAACCTGATTGATGCAAACCTGGTTGGTGCAAACCTGTCTTATGCAAGCCTGTCTTGTGCAAACCTGCGTTATGTAAGCCTGTCTTATGCAAGTCTATCTTGGGCAGACCTATCTCATGTAAGCCTGTTTGGTGCAAACCTGTCTTATGCAAATCTGTCTTATGCAAACCTGTCTGATGCAAACCTCTCCTTGGCAGACCTGTCTTATGCAAATCTGTCTTATGCAAACCTGTCTGATGCAAATCTGTCTTATGCAAACCTGTCTTGTGCAAACCTGTCTTGTGCAGACCTAACTCATGCAAACCTGGTTGATGCAAACCTGTCTGGAGCCACGATGCCTATGGAGGAGAAGTGATATGGAAGAAGTGGACGAATTTGATGATTTAAAAGCCTTGATGAAGGTTTCAAAGTTCCATTTGGATGAAGAGTGGATCAAGCAAGTCGGGGCTTATCACTATTGGGCCGAACAAGCTGTTTTGGCAGAAGAGGACTTGAGCCGTGCCGAGAACCGTCTCCAGCTATGCCGAGGTGATGCGGATCTTGACATTCGGAAGAACCCACCTGACGGAATTAAGATCACAGAGGCCGTGGTGATGGTCAAAGTGAACTCTGACAAGAAGGTGATCGCTTGTCAAGAAGAGGTTTTTGCTGCTCGCAAGAAGCACAAGCTGTACAAAGTGGCGGTCGAAGCGATGAATCACCGCAAGTCCGCATTGGATGGTCTGACTTCTCTTCACGCCCGTGCTTATTGGCAAGATCCAAAGCGCGAAGGCCAAGGTGGAGCGTTACATGATCGTTTGGCAAATTCGTTAAACAACAAATTCAATCAAGAGTAAGGAGATACTATGGGATTGTTAAGTCGTAAGTTGGTTCAGGATGATTCGGACAACCGTGGAAATTTCGGAAACGGATTTAACCGAGGCCCGTTCGCAACTCCGAATCTTCCAAAGCTGGAAATCTACGTTAAGGGGACGAATCGAATCAATGTGATCCCGTACCGCATTGCTACGAAGAATCACCCTCGTGTCATTGCAGGAAAGGCGAAGATTGGGGATTTGGACTACCGCTTGGTGTATTTCGTTCACAGCAATGTTGGCCCATCCAAGCAAGGGGTGATTTGTGCCAAGGAAACCTTTGGAAAGCCCTGCCCTGTTTGTGACTACAAACGTCGTATGCGGGAAGAAGGTGAGGCCGAACGGGATGCAACGAAGACGAAGATTGCCGAAGACATCTATCCTTCCAAGAAGGTCGCACTCGTCGTGCAAGATCTTCGTGCAGACGATCCAAAAGCCTTGCGTCAAACCGTACTGTCCTATGCGCTCTTTATGCGGAAGCTGGAACAAAAGCAAGCAGATTGCGAGGAGGGTGGAGCTGTCATCAACTATCCAGATACGGGAGTTGATGGAAGCGTTGTGAATTTCCGTGCTTCGGAAGAGAAGAAGAACGGGATGACGTACAACGACTATCGCGAATTCGCATTCGTTGCTCGTGACCCAGAAGAGAGTGTGGATGAATCGCTGGTGGACTTGGCCCCTAGCTTGGATAAAGGCTTGATTGTTCCGAATTACAAGGACGTGGAAGCCATTTTGTTCGGAGAACCTGAGACCGAAGAGGACGAACCCGAAACCGCACCTGTTCCCAAGACTACACAGAAGGTCGCTTCCGTTGTCAAGGACGATGTGAAGGTCATTGATGAAAACCCAGACAATGACCCGCCTGCTCGTCGCCGCGCTGTTCCGGCAGAACCAGTAGCGACGGAATGCCCTGAAGGTGGCAAGTTCGGAGAAGATACGGACACATTCAAGAAGTGTACAAAATGTCCATTGTACACGCAATGTAACGCCAAGTACGAAACGACTCACTAATTCACGATTGGCAGGGAGAAATCCTTGCCTTTTCATTTTGAGGATTTATGGCAAAGAAGAATGATGCAAAGGTTCGAGAGGCATTGAGTGAGCAGCCGGAACGCAAGAAGAGGGTGTTTCTTCCGTTTGGTTGTACCATGCTCGATCTGGTTGTGGGTGGCGGGGAAGGAATGGGAATGCCGCTTGGAACCCTCCTTAACCTGGTAGGGGACACATCTGGTGGAAAGAGCGCAGTAAAGAACGAGTTTATTGCCTCGGCTTATCACTTCTGCCGGAAGTCTGGAATTCCGTTTAACTGGTTCTCTGACGATTGCGAGAGCGGAGATACATTTGATACCAAGAAGCTCTATGGTGTCAATCTGCATCCAGAAGATCGAAAGATCGGAAAGGCTGTGGCCGGGGATTCTCGAAAGATCGAGGGATGCGATGCTCAGATTTCCGCATTCTTGAATGAGCTGGATGACGATGCTGTGGGCATTTATGCCATCGACTCCTTGGATGGATTGTCGAACAACGACAAGGAAGCGGCGGCTGATTCCCGAATGAAGCAGTTTATTGATGGTTCTGAGGTGAAGGACAAAGGTTCTTATGACTTAGCTAAGAACAAGTTCCTTTCTCAACAGTTCTTCCCGACTCAGGCTAACAAGTTTGAGGACAAGAACGCCATTCTTGTGGTTGTGTCTCAGACTCGTGAAAAGTTGAATGCCCCGGCCTTCACAGACAAGATGGAGCCAACGGGAGGAAAGGCACTTCAGTTCTACGTTCACACTCGTTTAGTTCTTAGCCGTGTTTGCGTTATTAAGAAAACGGTAAAGATTGAAGGGGTGGAGAAGGAAATCGAAATTGGCGCGGTCATGGAAGCCAAGACAAAGAAGTCGAAAACTCCACGTCCGTATCGCAAGTGCCGATTTGTGTTCTACTTCGATTATGGAATCGACGAAGTGGGGACAAACATCGACTACCTGTTTGATCTTCGCAACGATTTGGGCCAGCTCACACCATCCCTGTGCAAAGTCATTCCTTGGGAGCAGAAGAAAGAACGCAGCAAGGAGTCCTGTGTAGAGTGGATGCAAAAGCTGGATATTGAGACTCAGTATGTTGTTTGGCGCAAGGAACAGGATGGAAAAAAGACCTTTGCTATGGAGAAATTCATGGAATGGGTTGGATCTGATCCTTCCATTGAGACTTTGTTCAAAGAAGAATTCGGCATAACGATGACCAGGGACGAACTGGTGAAGCTGTGCGACGAAGATCCAGAGGTGCGAACGGAGCTGAAGAACCGCGTTATTGCTCGATGGGAGGCGTTTGAAGCAGCAGCACGAACGGATCGTCCGTCGAAATACAGTGATTAATCCAGCCTGAACTATATAACTTTCACCCCAGAGGTATTTATTATCTCTGGGTTTTGTATATTGATGGAAA